TATCCCTATGCTGTCAAGTACGCTTCTAACGTTTTTCGTAAAAGCTATAAGATTTTTAAGTTTTATCCAAGTCTGTTCATCGCTTATAGAATCAGCCTTAATTTTAAAATGATAAGGTTCGCCTCCATAACTGAACCACTCTTCCAAATTAGCCTCTATCCCTACCGCTTCAAAAACTTTCTTAACCGCTTCAACCGTTCCTAGTTTCGGATAATTCTGCTGTGCGAATCTCACAAGTTCTCTTAAATTGTTTTCAAAGTCTCTAAACGCTCCAGCTTCATACTCATCAATCATTAGACTTAAAAACTCTTCATCTATTTTTAAAGCGTTGTTGAAGTTTTTAATTTTCTTAATCTGCTCTTTTATTTCAGTTAGCCTCTCACATCCGAGCAAATCAAGAGAATTTATTACATCATCTAAATTTGCAGGCAAAATTGTTTTACAACTCATCACTAACCTTATAAGTTAGATTTACATTGTTTAAAATCGCTATCGAATAATCATCTATCTCGATATTAGTTGCAGGATTAGCAAGAGTTACGTCTATTACACCCTCTATCATCAGACTTTTTATAATCTTTGCAAGACTCACATCTTCACCGATACTTCTGTTTGTTAATTCTTTTTTTAAGTTTTCAATGGCTTCGGTATACACTGCACTTGCATCAACACCGCTTTTAATCACTATCTCACCTTCTACGTCAAAAGTAACTTCATTCACTTTTTTTACCTGCACTTTATCGGTTAGAGGCCTTACATCATCTGCATTTAAAGTTTTTTCAATTCTTTCCTGCATCAAATCATCTGCCTCAGGGCTGTAATAAACCACATCAACGACCCCGGCACTTGGGGATAAGACCTTTACGTCTTCTATTCTCTCATCAGCCTGGAAAGTAAATGCTTTATAAGTCATAGCACTTCCGGCAGTAGATTTGTTTGCAAAAGAAAGTCTTATCCTTTCTTTAAAATCCTCATCGCTTTCGGGATTGCTTCCGTTTGCAAAGTCGCTTAACTGCTTAACTTGCACATAAGGCAAAGGACTTACCTGAATTTCAGTTTTAACGTTGCTGCTTGCCGTATATTCTTGCAATTCAATTACTCCGGTTGCTTTTAATTCGCCAGCTTTAATAGCTACATCATTAAGCAGTTTCGCAAAATGTATCCCCGTTTCATCTACAAGCTCATACCCTTTAGGAATTAACATATCATAAGACAAAACAGAAGTTAAACTAAACTCCATATCAGCATAGGGTTTTGCTCCTGGAAGTCTGTATAGTCCATAAAGGGTTTCCGCCAAATTATCTAAATCAGATCCCGCGGCAGTAGATAAGAAAAACGCTTTTGCTAATGTATTAAATAAAGCCCTTAGCTGTAATTCCCTGTAACTAAAAGCTCTCAATACCAGCATTACATTATCGCCCTCTGCCGGTTTATAATCAGGCAAAAGAGACTTAACAATATCAAGGTTTTGCTCTAAAATCTCATCAAAGCTAAGCTCTTGCACTACATCAGGCAGGGTCAATTTCTATCCTTAAATCAAATTGTTTGTCATTTAAAGCAATCACTTCTACTTTTTTGCATTTCACTCTATCAACCCATCTGTCTATCGCGTCAAAGGTATAAGAAATTGCTTTTAACTTAGTTTCATTGTCCATCGTTCTGTCTCTTAGTTTGTATAACTCGCTTCCGTATTCCGGATTCATAGGAATAGAACCTTTTTTTGTTTTCAAAACTCTTCTTATCTCTTCAGCCACGTCTATTATGTATCCGTCAAACGTTGCGGTTCCAATTACTTGCACATCCATTATTTAACTTCTCCCGTGCAGACTCCACCCTCGCTGTCGGTTCCGACAACTTCTGCGTTTTGCTGTATCTCATCTACGATTGCTTTTGCAATAGAGCTAATAAGACACTCATTCTGTGCGATAATTTCAAACCCGCATGCTTCGAGATTGCTTTTAATTCTATTTGCTAAGCTCTCAGCACTCATCATTTCGCACTCCTTGTATTTGCCGAATAGTCGTGATGCGGCTTGCCTGTAAAAGCACAAATACACTCACCAGTAACCACGCCTTTACCCCCAAGACCCATATCAATGCTCGGACTGTCCACTTTTACATTGTCGGCTTTTACGTTTGCGTTTGTGCAGGTTATATTTACATTCTCAGGAACGTTTATCGTTATATTAGCTCCATCGCTATCAATCCTAACTCCACCAGCAAACTCCACAATCGCTTTATCTTCTGTTGCACCGCTCGGTTCAGGCAAGTTTCGATTAAAAATGCTTGGGATTACATATCCCGAATTTGCATTCCCATAAGGACATACAACCATTACCTGCTCACCAATTCTTACGGGAATGAAAACTTTAATAAAAGAGTTTCCTATCATCTTAACGGGTAAAAAGTCTGTAACTCTTCCCAAAATATTTACCCTTGCGAGGGCTTTTTTATTATCAATTTCAACAATTGTCCCTATCTGCACTATATTGTTAATTTTTCTTTCAAGCTCTCTCACTTACCGTCTCCAAGAGTTTTTTCAGGAACTTTAAAATCTCATATTGTCCGCTCTTTAATTCCTTAATATCTTTATCAAGGTTTTTTACAACAAGTTCAAATTCTTTTCTCGTTACAAATTTTTCTTCTGCGCTTATCAAATCAATATGGTGTGCGGTAGTCTGTTCAAGAATTGTTATTTTCTGTTTATATGCGGAAAGATCCTTTACTTCCCTTTTCATTCCGTTTACTTCTTGCTCGGTTAAAGCGACTTTTTCACTTATAGTATCTAGCTTGCTAAACATAGCTTTTTGTGCTTTTATAAGCTCAGCCACCTGATACCTGACTAAAAACCAAGCGCCTCCAAGAGAGGCTATAATAGTTGCGATATAAACGAAATCTTTATCAACGCTCACTTTTTCATCCTTGCCAAAACTTCCGTTTTTTCTTTACTTCCTATACTGCTTCCAAAATAAAAACTCAAAACCATTCCAAGCGCTGTGTTAAGCGTTCCCAAAAGAAGCATTACGACTTTCTCTTTAGGCAGCTCTAAATCTACGGATACAGAGATATAAAACATCGCAAAAGTAGCTATAACAACAATAGTTGCAAGAATTTCAGGATAAACCTTTTTAATTAAAGGAACTTTTTCATTTGCACTAATATCAATATTCATTTCTCTTGCGTTTTGCTTATCAGCTAAATACATCTGCAATTTCTCTAAAATAAGCTCTTTGTTTTTAATTTCAAACTCTTTTATTTTTTGCAACTCTTGTGGTGTAAGCTCCCTTTTTTCGGATAAGTCAATGCCCGTTTTATCTTTAATAAATCTAATCGCCTCGTCTTTTCCTTTATCAACAAACTTAGCCACCAAGTCCATTCCGGCACTTGCCAGCATTCCTACTATTGGTATCATCCTAAACTCCTCATAATTTCAGCAAGTCTTTTAGCTCTGTTTGGTGTCTGTTCTCTTGCCCACTTGCTATCAAGCATTTCATCAGCGGCTTTTTGATAATCTTTATTTTTTAAAGCAGCCCACATTTTTTTAAATTCCAAAACTCCATCAGCCCCCATTTGATAAGCCATATTTACTATAACCTCTTGTGCTTTTGCAGGAAGTTCTAAAAAGAAAGGCTCTTTTTCATTAAGTTCAAGGATTTTTTCATCAAGGCGGTGTTTTAAAAGAAGTTCGGCTTCTTTTTCTGTAAGAGGAAGTTTTATTCCATATCCGATTGTAGGATAGCCTCTTGTATCCTCATAAGGAATTCCTTCAAATCCCTCTTCTTGCTTTAGACTCTCAATTACTCTATCTAAATTCATTATATCCCCCATTTTTCTGTGTAATATGTTATTTCAAGTTCAATCATTCCACGACCAACGATAATTTCGTGGTGTTCAAAATCAATCTCAATACTTTTTACACTTGCATAATCTCCAATAGGATTGTCTTCGTTAGCAGTTTTAAGAGCCGATAAAATTGAAGCAATAACCTCTCTTACATCACTTGCAGTCAAATCTTTTTTTGCGGTTGTATATTCGATTTCTACTTTTAAAGAGTGTTTTTCACTTCCGCTTGCTTCCTCATCAATATTATCTTCTTTATCCCTTACCACAATAATAGGTAACTCACTAAATTCAGCAGGAGTTACTCTCCATTCATAAATAGGAATATTTAAAGGTTTTAAAGCTTCAATAATAGAAGCTACAATATCAGCTCTTCTCAAATTCCCCATCCTTAAAAGTTTTGATAAGTATAAAAAATTAGAAAAAAAAAGTAAGGGAGTGAAATTTAGTGATATAATTATTTTGATGGAAGTGGGAGAAAGGATAAAAAAAATGGCTGCACCTTGGGACAATCCTAATAAAATAAATCCAGATAAACCTTTCGTATCTTGTGAGGAGGAATACGAATTAGAATACTTAGCAAATAAATATAATGTTTCTATAAGTTTAGTTAGACAATGTTGTGAAGAAGTTCCTGCTCCTCATTCAAGAAAAAAAGTTGAGGAATGTATTAAAAGAAATAAAACCTAAATCTCCACCTTCTTAACTTCATCTCTGCTTAAATAAACTTTAACAATCCCGCTTCCATCATCTTCTTTGTAAAGTGTAGAAAATTCTCCAAATTCACATTTGATTTTAGGTTTATCGCAAATTAAATCATCTTTTTTAATGTAGATAAAAATTGCTTTTGTAGAAAATTCATTATTAAAAAGAAGTTCAGGGTCAAGATTAAATATTATTTTCGTGTCTTTACTTACATAATCGCAAAGAAGAGTTGCAGGAATTGCAAACTCTTCGAAAAAAACTTCATCAATATCCGCTTTTAAATCTTCATAAAACTTATTCACCAAGATACGCCTTTATCTCATCCGCTTTCATTTCAAGAATGCCGCTAAAAGCTTCTTCTTTTTTCGCTTCTTCAATTATTTTTTTAATCAAATCAGTTTTTTTCAAATCCCCCACATCAAATCCAATAGCTTCACCAAGCTCTTTTAGCTCTTCTAATTTTAATTTCCCAAGCTCTTTTTCAGGCTTAATTTCCACACTGCCTTCACTTGTTTGAGTAACGCTTAGAGGTTCTATCATTTCGGCATAACCAGCTTTAATAAGTTTTTTTGCAATATCTTCTGCAATTTCAAAAATCTCCCCAGCAGAGAAACTGCCTCTGCTAGTAGAAATTCTTATTAGAGCTTTTAGTTTAATTTGTTTCATTTCCTTTCCTTAAAAGTTTTATGCAAGCACTTTTGCAAACATAAACGCATCAACTTCTACAGGCACTACAAGAGGTGCACTCTGCATTAGCATAAATCTAAC